CCATTTTTAATTCATCTTCTTTGCAATGTGCGATCAGCGATACGTCAGCAATGAACTGAATGCGTGCAACCGTTTCACTTAGATTATCTATGTTCATCAAATGATTAACTCCTTCTAGTCAAAATATACTGTATGTATAAACAGTATCATGATGAACTAAAATCGTAAACAATCGCGCGGCTCAGATTAGTCCGACTGCCGTTTTATTAATCAGACACATGTACACCTCTTTTTTTTGCAAGTGCATTGAAACGCTTTAAGGGTGCAGGTGTTTTGCACCGTCTATGGAACAGATAGCCGCTTGTACCGCTCCAGTAAGAAATCTCCCCAACCTTGATCGTGTGACCTTTCATCATGCGCACAGCTTCACCGTCGGACAGTGTTAACCTAGAGATTTCAAAGAAACTCTTTTTCAACGCCTCACGTTCTGCGCAGTGACTCAGTTCAGAGTGATATTTATCCGGCTCATTTTGCTCCTGCGCTGGCTTTTCTCTTAATCGCTTAAGAATCCTTCTACGCTCGGTGCGAGTAGGGGGTTTTGTGAAATCAATTGCAGCTTCACAATCTCCTGGCTCCGTACAGTTATTGACAGAACTCCGAGAGGACGCGGACGCGTCCTTAAATTCCAAACCCAAATCAACGGCACGTTTCGGAACAATCTTCCACTGCATCAGGCGGGTTAAGATCGGTGTGTCGTCGCCAACTTCAGTTGCGTAAATGCCCTTAATACGCACGGTTTCCTCACCGTATTCATTAAAGTCTTCGCTTGCCTGATACCAGGTGCGTACAGCCAGCTCGTCGCGGCGCACGAACGGGCCTCCCTGCGCGTTAACATATCCAGCCCAGTCTCCTGCATCGGCTGCGTCATGCGCGGCGGCAAACTCAACGCTCAGGCCGTGCGCGGTTTCGCTGTCAGCCATGCGGCGCAGTTCTCGGTAAACCGTGACCGGCGCGCCGCCCACAAACTGGAATTGCCGGATATGCCAGCGTGCCGCCCATGCGGAAACGGCCGAGGCGGTTTCCTTAAGGTCTTTGCCGCTTTCGTCGTCCGTCTCGCCGTCCAGCGCGTAGCCATCGATATTCTTGGAAATGTATTTAGCAACGTAACCCGTTGCGCTGCCTTTCTCCGGGTCGATAGCCTCGGCGTGAAAACGGGCCTTGCGGGCCTTGTCGGTCGTAAGCTCGTTGCCGTCTTCCTGCCAGGCGTAGTCGCTCATAATCTCGCGCACGCGCTCAGCCTGTTCCGGGCGCATAAACATCAGCATGTGCCAGTGTGGGGTCGCGTCGTGATGAGGCTCGGCAACACGGATTCCGAAGATGCGGATTTCTTCGCGATGCAGCTTGGCGCGAATTTTCTGCCAGACACTGCAGAGATAACGCTGCGTGTCGGCCGGGCTGGCACCGTTCCATTTTCGGTTACGATACCCGGTTTTGATTGTGGCGTGATAGCGCGCGGGGGCGGTCAGCGTGTAGAACTCGCCGATAAAGCCCATCTCGTTGCAGATGTTTTCGAAGCCGCGAATGCGGGTCATCAGCTCGCAGCGGCGAATCGCCGGATTGGCCACGCTGCCGTCGTATTTCTCGATCAGGCTGATGCGGTTGCCTTCTTCGTCTTCCAGCTCCATTCCCTTCAGAAACTCACGGGTGCGGCGCTTCTGCTCACGCCACTCAGATACGGTCATGCTGCTGGCATAGGGGGTATGCTTTTTGCTGACGCTTGCCAGTGCGATTTGGAGATGTTCACGCCATGATGCGGCGACGCGACGCAGCCTGCCTTTCCACCACTTTTCCGTCTGCATACGCAGGATTGCCGGAGTAACTTCCTCCGGGTCAAAAAGGCGCGATGTGACCTTTTCCCACAGTGGAGGCGTCTGGCTCAGCTCGCGGGTGATGGTGGCGGCGGTCATGTAAACACGGTGCGTGTATTTGTAATCTGACTCGTCGCTGGCTTGCGCGTGTGCCTGTACCAGCTCGGCGAAGATGAAATTAGCAACATCCCCGGCCAGTAGATCGATGTCGGCGCGCGCCATGTCAGGCAGTCGGTTGAAGCGGCGCATCAGATTGAAAAGCTGACCACCTGCTATAGCCGTATTGTCACGCTCAGTGGCGTTACCGCCGAGTAAATTCAGTGTGCTCCCCTTCATTACGCCGACACGATATTGAGCGTTAACGATTTCAACTCGTGGCAATGTGCGCTCAACAAATGTCTTTGTTAAGTACGCATTAGCGCGGGCTGTTCCCTGTGTCTTTTCCAGATCACTAACGCGGCGTTTAGCGTCGAGCTGTATCACAGTCGGCTGTTTTTCGAGTAGTTCCTGTGCACGCACTAAAGCCGCAATCATCTGACTGCGGCTGTGCATTTCGTCATAGGTGGGGTACGGGCTGGCGATGGCTTCCCGTGGAGCATTCCACGGGTAAGCAAATTCCTCATGCATCAGGAATTACCCTGCCGGTGTTTATTGCGCTGTTCCTCAATTTCCTGGCAGAAAAGGCAGCGAGTTACACCCAGATATGCGCGGCGGCGCTTTTCAGAAATTGGGGCATCACAGTCTTCACAAAATGAGGCGCTTATAGCAGGCGCGCGATTGACGATATTGGCGATATTGCGAGCCAGCATTTCATCGGTGCGCTGCTGCACGATGTCCATTGAGTCAGCCATTAGTGCGCCTCCTCAATCTGAGTCTGAATTTTTTCCGCTTCCTGATTAAGTAGCTCGGCTGCTTCAATGTGTGTCATTCCATCACTACGGATCTTCCATGCCAATACATTGAGGCGTGAGGCCATAAGTTCTGCACGAGCAAGACGCTCTTCCTTGCGCGCATCATTCAGCATCATATCGAGTTCAATATATGAAGCAGGTTTACTGGTACTAGGTGATTTATTCAGCATGTAATTTTCCTTTCTTCAGGCAAAGCGAATCCCGGCGGGTTTACGCCAATTAATTGCTTTGGTTATTTAGTTTGAAAGAGTCATTCGTTTGGGAAACAAACTTACAACAGCTTTCAGGTGGTTCATTGTGCGAATCAACGCGTTTCTTTCATCAGTAGTGAGATCAGTAAAATCGGCTGAGTGCCGGTCTTTACCTATGTGCGCTAGGAAAAAAATGGCGCTTAACGCTCGTTTGTTATCCTGATAATTGCTGTCAGTAACATCGCGCATTTCAGCAATGAAACGGGCTACATCTTTTTCGCAATTACCGCCCATCAGTTGCGCGCGAAGCAGTGCAACATGATTCAGCGCGGCAACACGTTGACCGGTTGTCAGTTGGACCAGCATGGAATCGCCTTCGATAGCCATGATTTGCCTCTCTTAGGTAATGCCTGTGCTTTTACTTCTGAAGACGACGGGGTTGCCGGGTACCAGCGTTTACCGTTTTCTCCCATAATCCAGCCGTGTCCGTAAGACATAGATGGGCTTTGACGTTTTAGCCTTGCAGCCAGTGAGATCATGATTACACCTCAACTCATGCCAAATGATGCACCGATGCCGCTGATAGCATCGACAGTTGAGGACAAGGCCGGATTAGCCTGAATACGCGCCTGTACTGCCATTGCGGCCAGTGTTAAGCAGCGAATACCGCTATTAACGTTTTGCAGCAGGCCACGTTTACAGTTGGCTGTCATAGGCTCTTTAGAGGTTGCGCCTGCTGCTAATTGGCCCACTTCTGCAGTAGCTTTCATGACATACAGGGGAAATTTTTCATCAGCGACTTCGTTTACCGGCACACAGGGGAGGCACTGGATTTGCGCCAGCAAGCCATCAACTAACGTTGCATCCTCAGTGACATCGGTAAGAGCTAACACCTCTAAGACGGTAAGCTGATGCGGCTGGTCTGGATTCAGCTTATTACGCAGAGTTTGCGCACGCATGCCGGACTGCTTAGCGACGTCTTCCATGTTGTGAGCTAACGCGAATTTGCGACAAGCATCGTCGTAATGGGTATGGGTAGAAACCTTGAAATCAAACATGCTCAGATCCTTCTTAACTTGCAAAATCAAGTTATGGTTTGATGTAGCGGCATTTGATTGCCTGCTGGCGATTCTTCTCACGCCATGCAGCAACATTGATAAGCGGATTGCCATGTTTGGTCATGGTGGTTTCTACCACTTCGCCTGTCTTACGATTGGTTCGATTCTGCGTATAGGTGAAAGATGGGGTAGGGGCGAGTAGCACAACCCCGTTAGCAATCCATTTCTCCAGCACAGACAGGCTAATGCGGTTAGCTGCAGCAAAGTCTTGCTTAGACATTGTTGGGGATGTGGCAAGCGTGACGGCTTTGTTTACGGCGTCGTTTACCGCTTCGCTGATGGCGGGCATTAAAATCGCTGCGATATTGGCAATAAAATCTTGAGATTGCACTAAGTCAAATGCGTTCTGACTGTTTGCATTTTCAGTATGCATAACGCAATATCTCCTTATGTTCGTTTTGTTCTATGGTGTTTCATGTGGTGTGAGTGCACTTTAGATCGTAAAAGCGATTTGGTAAATGATTATTTATCACTTATTGGTGTTTTTATGATTGAAGAGAAGGGCGGTAGTGCTCAGATTCTCGAAAGACTTATGTCTACTTATGGGGTCAATACCCAAAAAGAATTGGCTGCTGCTCTGGGTATACCAGCTAACAACATCAGTGGCTGGACGCAGAGAGACAAAGTACCTGGTAATGCGATTATCAAATGTGCATTAGATACGGGCGCAGATTTGCGCTGGTTAGTGCAAGGTGAACTTGCAAAAGCAAGTTATGAAGTTTCAAAGGAAAGCTCGTCGGGTGCTGCGTTATATGCAGAGGTGATGGCAAATGGTGGAAAACCAGTTCTACGGCGTATCCTCGATGCTTATGGTTTTAATATGCAAAAGCAACTCTGTGAATTGCTTAAAATTTCTTCTGGTACAGTTAGCACTTGGGTGCGTCGAAATTATTTTCCAGGTGATGTTGTTGTAACTTGCGCGCTTGATACGGGAGTCTCTCTGGAATGGTTGGCTACGGGAAAAAATAAGGCGAAACGGTTTGACAGTAACGGTGTTCCTGAATTCTCTCAAATTAGAAAAATTGTTAAAAGTAAGTTGGTTGCTGGGAAATTAATAGAGGATGGGTTCTATTATTTCGATAGTTCTTTTATTTCTAAAGAAATAATCGCCCCGACATTTATTGAGTCAGTGACTAAGTCTTGGTTAGTTGATATGGGAAAAAAAGACATCAGCAACGGAAGATGGGTTATTGATATTGATGGTAATTTAGATGTTTACGATGTTGCTAGAGTTCCCGGAAACAAGATTAACATTATTGGAAAAACATCTGGGTTTGAGTGTAGTGTTAGTGAGGTTATTCCACTTGGAGTAGTAGTGCAAACTTTAGAAAATAATATCTAAACCTTACCGCGGAATAAAAGTCAAGTAGTTGGTGTGTACATTTTTTCTAAATGTTAAATGCTATAAATTATGATTTTTAATTGTTGTAAAAATTAAGTTTTATCATTTTTCGATCTATTAAAAGGATTTATATGGTTCATAAATTCGTTTCGCATGGTAAGAAAGTACTATCTATTTCAGAAAAGCATGGCTGGTTGCCCGGGGTAAAATATACGAACCTACGGAATATAAAAGGTGTTGATTTTGAAAAAAAAGGTTTTCTGGATATTGATTGGAAGAATTATTCTTTTGAAAAGCATTTGTCTGCAGTTATTGAGAGGAAGCCTTTTTTAACTATTGCCAGAGATGTTGAGGATATATATCAACTTGATAGCATACTCAAGCAAGCTGAAGTTTTGAAAAAGTATTGTGAGCACGTTGCAATAGTGCCAAAAGATATTCGTATGAATGGAAATATAACCTCACTAATACCAAAAGAATATATATTGGCATATAGTGTTCCTACAAGATATGGCGGAACACAAGTCAGTTTAAATAGTTTTGATCGAAAAGTGCATTTGCTAGGTGGAAGACCCGATATACAGAGATCTCTTGGTGATAAATTAGATGTTTTTTCCATTGATGGAAATAGATTTACTCTAGATGCAAGTTTTGGATATTACTTTGATGGTGTTAGGTTTGTTAAAAACAAAATAAATAGCTATGATTATTGTCTTGAGGAGTCGATAAGGAATATTTCTTTAATTTGGAAGGGTTATAATTCCGATTTCACTACTACAAGTAACTTTATTTATGAGGGGGCGATATGAGCATTGGAAGAGAAGACTTGCTATTGAAGATGTATGAGGTTTTAAATAATGAGATAAGCAGGCATATAACTGTTATATGGCAAAGTATAAGTGTGGTTGTAGGTGCATTTACATTACTTTCCTTGGTAGAAAAAAACATCATGAATATTGATGTTGCAATTAGTATAATATTGCTTCTTATTACTTGGTTATTTGATCATTTAATTGATTCTGGTTATTGGTATAATAGGAATTTGGTTATGATTGCAAATATTGAAAGGCAGTTTTTGACAGTTGAAGATCAAAAGGAAATTCATTATTACTTTGGTTCCCATCGGTCAAAAAATAAAATGCTTACACATTTAAAAATACAAAGAAACCTTGGGGTTGGGCTTGCTTTTATTGTGATAGGTTATCATTTTTTTACTAGAGTCTACAGTGGGTTCCCTCTGCCATTAACCTTAAACAACATTGATCCAATGAGGATGTTACCATATTTGGTAATTGTGTGGAGTGCTTTTTACATACCTAGACAGATATGGGTTACAAACAAGAAGTACAAAGAATTCATAGAAAATTCACCAGGTAAAACCATTGATACAAGCAGTGTAACCTATGGCGTAGGCCATCCCACAAAATAATGCCTCTATTAATAAAGTATACTGACTTTATAGGCACCTAATTTTATATTGTGTTAGGTGCCATAAACTAAATTTAATATTTGATTGTTTATCATGAATTAAAGGTGGTTTTTTAATAATCGAGGTTTTTTAATTAAAAATATAACTCTCTTATTGATGTGGTTTTAAAATGTGATTTTAATGTAAGGGTTTTTACATTATTTCGGAAACTCAAGATGGTTTGAATTGATGGGTTGCCAAAAACGTTATATTTAGTGATTCTACTAGAGTCTTTTAATTATACTCCTTGGTTTAAATTAATTTTTTGTAAAAAGTTTTCAAGCAAAATATTTTCCTTCAACCAAATAAATAATAATTGTGAGAGCACTATGTCAGGCAAAAGACAGCATTACATTCCTAGATTTTTGCAGCGCGGTTTTTTGATGGGAAATTCAAAAAAAGAAAATACATATATGTATTTGAATGGTGGAGCACAACGGCCCTCTAATATCAATAATGTTGGGGTTGAAGGTTTTTTTTATTCAGTAGATGGTGATGCTGAATTAGATGACATGTATACACGTTTAGAAAGTGACTATGCATCAATAATAAATAAAATAAGAGAGCAGCCATTTGCCGAGTTTGATAAGTCTGACTTAGCAAAAATTGTTTATCACTTTGAATTACGAACGAATAATTTAAGAAGAAGTTTCTTTTCTTCAAGTAAAATTTTCTTAGATGAAATGACGGGTAGGTTTTTAAAAATTGATGTTCTTAAGCCATTGATTGAAAAGGAACTTAAGCGGAGTATTTTAAATGGCAGCGTTATTGCTGATGTATTTGATAATCTTGGTATCCCTAAACAAAATCGTGATGCTCTATTTGAGCACATTCTACCTATGATAGAAATAAATATTGAGAGTTACATAAATTCTGTTATAGAACCTATAAAAAATTCTTTTAAGCTATCAGTGAATGAAAAATTAAAAAGTGCTATTAAGGAAGGCCATATAAATGGCATGCTGATGAATACTTCTAAAAATCCAAAATTAGAAGTCTATGAGAAATTAAATTATAGTGTAATAAAAACTAATTTTAATCTAATACTCGGGGACTCTATTGTTTTTTTTGAATTTGAAAACCTTAGAGAATTTAAGCCGTTCTATGATATAAAAAACAATTTAAATTCGGTATATTTACCTATCTCATCTAATCTTTTTGTTTTCGGAACAAAAAACAATTCTGAGCCTAAAATTGAAATCTTTAACGAGATGGGTGCTAAATGCTCAAGTGAGTTCTTTATAGCTTCTGAAATCAGCTCGGATTTTTCTTCACTTCAGCATCATATAGGAAAAAATTGTGACCTGCTTACTGATACTGAAATGCAGAATATACTTAATAATGTCATTGCAGAGCAGATGTCTCGAAAATTGCTGTAGCCATATCATCGCCATCCGCTTCTATAACAATATGATTTATATAAATATTATTAGTATTCGGTCTTTTTTTGCTTTATGATTTATAAAGATTTTATGTGATTGTTACGAAAAATCCCGAAATCACAATATTCAATCTATGCCATCACATATTCCTGATCGCTTGAATCACGATTGTTTTTTCTTCATAGAAAAGTTTTTTATGGTCGAATGGCCTTTACAAAAAACCTCTTCGCTTCTCACATCAAATAGTCGACTTTCAGCGCGTCTCATCTCATGAAAATTCGGCAGGTCTGGCCCAATCTTAATACCTCTCATTTCGCGCGCTTCGACTAATACTCTCATTAATGCATCTGGGGCGTTACGTTGGATCAGGTCTTCATGGTAAGTATGGCGTTATTGATATCGATAACGCAGAAACAGTGACGTTAATCATTCATCCGATGTCCATTGATTGAAGGTATGTTAGGGGACACAGCTCGTGCCGAGGGATTCACGTATTTATAGTTCTCTGACGGACGGATGGGTAAATTTCGGAGAGTGATCGTTTTATCTTAGTGTGGCACTATAATACAGCCATTATCATGAACGAGGGATTGAGAATGATATCAGGAACAGCAGCAAAACAGGAGCCTGGACGTTACTACACATTTGAGTCGAGATTGCCTCAGGGCGTTTTTTTTGAGATTCGCCCCAGCCATTTGCCAGGAAATGCAAAGCCCGTAACAGATGAAACCAGCGGTATGTGTATCGGT